CACCATACTGGAACCAACAAGTGGGACTCCGGTTTCGGTGTTGCTTCTATGTCTACCTTGTTCGGCACAAAACAGTTTGACGGCAAACACCACCGCGACAACCTTATTCACTTACCTAGTGACCAAACTGAAAACATTAAGGCGCTCATTGAGCAACTGATTACGTGGTCACCTACTACTAAAGGCAAAACCGATATGGTGATGGCGCTGTGGTTCTGTGAGATCCGCGCACGCGAGATGCTTAACCAAGGCATCCACGCAACCCACCATATGAAAAATCCATTCCTCTCTCGTTACGAGAGGGGCAAGCGAACAGTTATCAATATAGATGAATTGCTCGCCGAAAAAGATCGTACATTCATCTAATAAGGAGATAACAATGGCACAAATGAAAAAGGCTGCTGCTAAGAAGCCAGCAGCAAAAAAAGGTTCAGCGCTTAATGAAGTTGCAAAGCGTTTTGGAATTACAGCACGTGAAGCACGTGATATTGCAACAGCAGTCGGAACAGTTGCAAAACTTAAGTTTGATAAAGAAGCTCAGTACGGACGATATACTTATCCACAAGCAGAGCGTCGCAAGGCAGTAAAGGATCTAAAGAAGCAAGTATCAGAGACAGTTACAGCAGCAAAGACTGGCAAAAAAGGCACAACAAGTGGCAGAGCAGTAATGTCGGATGGTGAATATCCATACACTTACGGCAGCGGTTCAAAGCGTAAGTAAGGGGATAACAAATGGGTGAGTATAAGAGTCGTAGTAACGATCCTCGCATTACTAGGGGCGCTAAGAAAGACAAGTACAAGTATGATATGGCTCTTGAAGTAGCGCTTCAGCCAGCCGATACACCAGAGCGCAAGCGAATGAAAAAGGATGCTCAGAACTACGTGCGTGCATTTGAATCACGTTTTCAAGATGAAGCATTTTTCCGTTCTGGTGGTAGTCCATATTCAGCAGGCGGTAAGGGTGAATTTAAGGACGAAAGATTTGTAGATAAGAATGCAGCTAATGATAATAAAAAGAAAACAGCATCTAAACGCCCAAGCGCAAAGCTGATGCCACCTAAGCCAACAGTAAAGAAGGCTGCTTTAGCATCTAAGCCAAAGCCAAAAGCTCGTGCAATTCCAAAGCCAAAAGCAACTAAGAAAGCTGGTAAAAAATAATGGCAGAAAAAATACCAGGCTGGGCTTTACCAGGTGATTTTCCTAATAAAAATCTATACGATAGATATGATATGCAAAGAAGCTACCTTACTGATACTGCTGAAACTCCAGAAGATCAAAAAAATCTAAAGCGCGATCTTCAAAAACTTCGCAAGCAATATGAAGCTCTTAAGAAATCTCCAACATTAAATAAAACGCTTGGTCAATCTATTAAAAAAACTGCCAAGCCTACGCCAAAGGCAACTACAAAAAAGTCTGCGTCGCCTAAGCCAGCAGTCAAGCGTTCTACTGCTAAGCCAGTTCCGCTTCCAAAAAGAACAGCAAAACCAAAGGGTCGTGTGACTCCAATGCCTAGAACAACTAAGAAGAAGTAGGAAACTATTATGCCAAATATGAAAAAGCCTGCACCTAAGATGCCAACAGTTTCTCGTACTCCATCAAAAGGTGTTAAGAAGCCTTTGCCTAAAGTTACAAATAAGCCAAAAGAACGTATGACTCCACAAGATGCAGCAATGAAGAGACTTCTGGAAAAGAAGTACGGCAAGATCTACGGATAAGGAATTCCATTGTTATCAGTTAAAGAAGTTGACGCTAAGCTCGCACGCTTACGTACTCGCTCATCAGCGCGAGATCAACGTATGCGTGATGTGCTCTCGGTGCGTCAGGGAGATATCTCTAAGGTATACCCTGCAATGTTTTCAGAGGAATATCCAAAGCCTCTGGTTGCAAACTTCATTGACGTAGCAGCACGAGATCTAGCAGAAGCAATGGCACCACTGCCATCCTTTAACTGTTCTGCAACCAATATGGTTTCAGATACAGCACGCAAGGCAGCAGATACTAGAACTCGTATTGCAAACTTTTATGTAACAAACTCTGACCTACAACTGCAGATGTACACAGCAGCAGACTGGTATAACACCTACGGTCTTGGTATCGGTATGGTTGAGATGGACTTTGAGGACAACAATCCTCGTATCCGTATGCTCAACCCATTCGGTACCTATCCAGAGTTAGATCGTTATGGTCGTGTAATGTCTGTTACTCAGGTAATCGTTACCGATGCAGAGACACTAGCTGCACAATACCCAGAGTATTACGATTTAATCCTAGGTAAGAACCAGTATGCTCTATCTTCTCCTTATATCTCAATGGTCAAGTACCACGACAAAGAACAAGATTTGCTTTACCTACCAGAGCGTAAGAACCTAGTTCTATCACGCACACCAAACATCTTGGGTAAGGCTATGGCATCTGTCATTATGCGCTCATCCCTAGATGGTGAAGCACGTGGACAGTTTGATGATGTTCTATCAGTACAACTTGCTCGTGCTCGCTTTGCAGTATTGCAGATCCAAGCAGCAGAAAAGTCTATCCAAGCACCTATTGCTATCCCACAAGATGTGCAAGAGTTGGCACTTGGTCCAGATGCAATTATGCGTTCTGCTAACCCACAAGGTATTCGTCGTGTTCCACTAGAACTACCACCTGGAATCTTTACAGAATCTGGTGTGCTAGAGCGTGAACTTCGTTTAGGATCTCGCTACCCTGAATCTCGTTCAGGTAACATTGAAGCATCAGTAGTTACTGGTCGTGGTGTGCAAGCACTACAAGCAGGCTTTGATACACAGATCAAGTCAGCACAAGCACAGTTTGCTCGTATGTTCCAAGAACTTATCTCAGTTTGCTTTGAAGCAGATGAGAAAGTATTTGGTGGTATTCCAAAGACCATCAAGGGAACAGATGATGGAACACCTTACGTTCTTAAGTATACACCATCTCGTGACATCAAGGGTGAGTATGGTGTAGATGTACGCTACGGAATTATGTCCGGTATGGACCCTAACCGTGCCATCATTGCATTGCTACAAATGCGTTCAGACAAGCTCGTATCTCGTGACTATGTACGTCGTGAGATCCCAATGGACTTGAACGTAACTCAGGAGGAACAACGTGTTGATATTGAAGAAATGCGCGATTCTTTGCGTGTTGCTGTTGCACAGTATGCTCAGGCGATACCAGAACTCGCGGCGCAAGGCCAAGACCCTAGCCAAATTATCACCCGCATTGCAAGTGTTATCCAAGGTCGGCAAAAGGGGCAATCGTTAGAATCGGTTGTCGAAAAAGCATTTATGCCAGAACCACAACCTCCAGCCCAAGAGATGCCACCTATGGCACCAGGTATGGAACAACAACTTCCAGCAGCAGGTGCGGCCCCCGCCCCAGCCTCAGCGCAACCTCCACAAGAACAAGGTGGTATGGCCCCTGCTGCTGGTCAAAGACCCGATATAGCCCAATTACTCGCTGGTATCACCGGCGCAGCTTAAGCAGAGGAGGTGTAAATATGAACAAGGGATCTCGCGCAGCAGCGCCAATGTCAAAGCCAGTAGAAGGCAAGAAGGACGCATCTAAGCCAGCAGGTGGCAAGGTAGTTCCATCAATGATGCCAGCAGGCCGTCGTGGCAACGCAGTAAAAAAGGGATAATACTTTTAACGGAAGGAGCACTGGGCGATGAAGGATAGCAATCATATTTCTCGTCCAGTGCGACTTCTTGATTTTGTAGTTATCGGTGTGGGTTTCCTACACAACATTGCTTCATCTGTTGAAACATTAACAGGTGAACTAATGGAGATAGCAATTTACCAATCAAATCATCTTACTCAAACCAATAGAGCTTGGGAAGATATGACAGCAGATTTAGAAAAATTAGAGGAGGACAAATGACAACTGCACCGATGAACCCAAAAGCAGGCGTATCAGGTCCAGGTAAGTATTCAGTTCGTACTGATAAATTAACTATGGGTTCTACTTCATACGGCGAAGGCGTTGAGACACAGGCTATTAAATCTGGTGCTCCGCTAGCTAAGACTGCAGATACTCGTCCAATTCCTGCATCACGTTTACGTGAACAAGCAGTAACTCCACTTTATGCACCAACTGAGCGCCCAGATGAGCCAGTAACTGCAGGCATTGACCAAGGAGCAGGTCCAGGGTCTAATGCTTTGATGGTTAATCAACCAGATGATTACACAAATTTTAACGCTAACATTCAGTCTTACACTCCAGTACTTTCATACATTGCATCTTTGCAAAATACATCACCAGAAACACGTAGAGCTATTAGACAACTAAGGGATTCTCTGTGAGTGTATGGAACAGAATTGGTGATGTAGCATCAACTGCTGCTAAAAACGCATTTAAGTTTGGTGGAGAAGTTGTCGGTGCAGGCACTGGAGTTGCACGCTTTGCGTGGGATGTAGGTACTGCGCCTTGGAATGACCAAGCTCAATACAATGGTTTTATTCAACCGTTCAAAACTGCTGCAGCAAAAGAAGGCGGAAATATAGTTAAGCCTCTTGCATCTGCAGGCGGTGCAATTATGAAGGTTCCTGGTGTACAGCCAGCACTTGAGCGTATTAGTTATGTCAATCGTGAGTATATTCGTGAGCCATTAACTACTGTTTCTTTAGTACAAGCCGACATTTTTTCAGGTCGTGAACCAGTTACAGGTTATTTTGATCCTAATTTGTGGCGCAAGGCCTACACAGGCGCACAAGATATTTCATTTGGGCAAGCAAGTGTGGGTGCATACCGTTCAATCTACGACCCAAAGTTTAACATTTACGATCCTAAGCAACGAGATGCTGCATTTAAGGATAGCGCTTGGGGTAAAGGGTTATCTGGTACTTACGATCTTAGCGCTCAATTATTTGGAGATGTAACTCTTGGAGCTGCTAAGGGAATAAAAGTATTAAAGGCATCTGAACTAGGTGTTGGTAAGTTAAGTAATGCAGATGCTGTAGCAAAAGCAGCAGAAGGTATTACAAAAGCACAATACGGTGAGGTAAACCGCTTTACTAAAGTGCTAGATGACTTTACTGCTAACGATTCAGCCTATGCTATTAGCCATCCAATGGTTAAATCTTCATCTAACCCAGGATTGCTAGCGCATTTACTAGGTGATTCTATAGATCGTGACGAAACAGCGTTAATTCTGCGTTCTGCTATGGCAGATCCTATAGCTATGGATGAATTGCGCTCCCTACGTCGCTATACAACTGATGCATTAGAGACTGCTCGTGGAGATTTATCATCTGTTGATGAGTGGAAACTGTTTTCTGCACCAGATGAATCTGGAATGATTCCATTCCTTAACGATAACCCAGCGGTTGTACAAGATGCACTTGCCAACTACTCATCCCTTGCAGAAGGCGACAAGTATTTTGCAAAGTTAATGGAGATTGGCCAAGGCGGCGGTATTCTTACACGCACAACCGGAAAAGGTTTGCAAGGTATAGAAGATTTAGTAGCGCAAGGACGAGCAACTAGGTTTTATGACAAGGTAACTGGCAACCCTCGCGTAGAGGTTTTCCAACCAACACCTTTTCACCGTTTATATCAAAAGATTTCTTGGGGTCTAAAAGAAAGACCTGCAGGTTTGATTGACTTTAACGATGCAGATTCTTACAAAGAAATAATTGCAACTATAAATGTTATTGGACCAGATACTTCACGAGCAATAGTACCAAGACCAAGACCATTACGCGGTCTTAATCTTTTTACAGAACAAGAATCTAAATCTTTATTAGATAACTATATTGGTGCTCGTACACCCGAAGAACGTATGGCTGCAGCACTTAATCTTGAAAATGCAACATTTCGCAGATTAACAGATAAATATGATATTGATGAAAATCTTGCTACCAAGATTTACAACAACTACAAAGGCGCTAGAACTTCAGCTCTAAAGTCTATTCAAGATAAAGGTTTTATGGTTGATGTAGATGGGTCAATCATCAAGGTACCACAACTAGAATCTCAGACAGCAGATTTCTTGCCTATGATGGACTTTAAGTTAATGGATAATCTGCTTAAACGCAATGCTTCTGCTATTCGCGGTCTTACTGGCGGTGTAAATGATATCGTTCTAAATACTGCAGATCTATTACAAGATTTCTTTAAGGCAGGAGCGCTACTCCGTCTTGGCTATACACAGCGTAATGCTATTGATTCTCAGCTTCGTATTGCTGCATCTGTTGGTTCAATGGCAACATTACGACACCTAGGCCCTGGTCTTAAAAATCTTATTAACAATACTGTTCCTGTTCCAGCACGTCTTGTTGACACTTACCGAGCAGTAGATTCTGGCAGAAACATTAAACAAGTTCAACAAGCTACTACAAAAGTAATGAATGAACTTAAAGATCTAAAGGGCAAGATTGCTTCATTAGAAGCAAGACTATCTTTGAAGCCAGATGACCTTGATGCAGTTGGTGAATTAAATACATTGCAACTTTTACAAGAAGAAAAATTATCTGTATACAATCACTACACAGATATACTTAATCGCAAGGGTATTGCTGATCCAAAGAAAAAAATTGGTAGTGGTTCATACAAGGTAACAACATCAGATGGCGAAGTCTATGATTTAGATGATGCTTTTGGTGGCCCACTTGGTGATATGTTCCGTCGTATTGCATCTTCTGGTAACTCATTTGAGCGATTAGTAGACAGTAATGCACAGGCTTTTATTAAGAAACTGTCATCAAAGGGTATAGGCGTTGTTCGACCAACAGATCCTGCATACTTTGAACAATGGGCGCAAACACTGCGTCAACAGTTTGGTAACTCTGCGGTAGTTAATAAAATTGCTAATGGTGAATCTATTGAAGATATCACTAAATGGCTACGTAACTCACCAGAGGGTCGTGACCTTCGCAAGCGCTTAGCAATTAGGTCAGATGATTCACAAGAATATGTTGAAAGAGTTAATGGCTTTTTTGACCAATACTTACCTATTGAATCAGGGCTTCGTAGCAAACTTAAGGATCTTACAGCAGCCGATTTGCGTTCTGCTTTTGATGATCCAAATGATTTGCCACTTATTCACGGTCACGTACTTGAGGAAACATTGTTTAATAAGTCTGCAATTCAAATAGATAAGTTAATTAATGGCCTTTTTAAGTTAATTGGAACATTGCCTGAAGATGCTTGGGCAAGAAACCCTCTTTACATTGAACTGTACCGCCGTGAAGCACGTCGTCGTCTTGACATTATGACAGGCCAAAAGGTTGAACGTCTCACACTAGATGAGCAATCTCAGTTAATGGCTCAATCTCATAAGGTTGCACTTCGTGAAATGAAAGGCATTCTATTTAATATCGAACGCCGAAGCAATCTTGCTACAGCTTTCAAATACATCAGTCCGTTTTTCTCTGCACAAGAGAACTCATACAAGACTTGGCTTAAGTTAGCAGCAGCTAATCCTGCAATCGTTAACCGAGGTTACCTAGTATGGAACTCACCTAACCAAGCAGGTCTTGTTACAGACCAAGAAGGCAATATGGTCCCAGCAGGTCAAACATCCGGTAATGATATTATCTGGCTTGGCGTACCAAAAGGATTACAAAACATCCGAGGACTTGAATCTTTAACAAAGATGGGTATCCCAAAGGCATCATTAGATATCCTATTCCAAGGCGGATTAGATATGCTATATATGAAGGGCAACCCAAATGTATTTAGCGACATCTTTCCAGTAGGTCCTTATGTTGGAATTCCTGTATCAGAACTTGTCAAGCGTCAACCTTCATTAGAAGAATCTTTTAAGTGGGCATTGCCATATGGTCCATCTAAAGATGCACTAGCCGGTCTTACACCTGCTTGGTTCCAAAGACAACGCACTAAAGCTGCAGGACTAGAAGATCCAGCATTTGCTAAAAGTTTTATGCTTATCTGGAATACAGAAGAACAACGTGCAAAGCGCAACGGTAGAGATCCACTTCCAACGAGCAAAATCCTTAAGATGACTAAGGACTATTGGAATATGCGTATGTGGGCTAACTTGATTATGCCATTTGCTCCACGCTTTGATAGTCCTTACAAGTTCTATATGGATAAGTCTCGTGAATACGACAGACTTTATGGAGTTGAATCAAGCACTAAATTCTTTGATGATTTCCCAGAGTTCTTCTCGTTCTCTGCAAGTCTTTCATCTAATCCAACTAATGTACAGTCTTCTGTACAGGCAGTAGAAAACATCAAGAAGTATCAAGGATTGGTTTCAGATTTAGTAAAGATTGAACCTCGCCTTGTAGGTCTTGTTACTAATAATTTTTCAGGCTACGAATTCTCTCAAGCAGCATACAACTATCTGTACAGAAAAAACATAGCACCAGACTCACCAGAGAAGTTCTTGTCATCTATATCACCAGCAGAAGCACAAAAGAAAAACGAAGCTGAAAAAGGTTGGATTCAATACAACCGTATTATGGATGCTATTGACAATGATCTTCAAGATCGCGGTCTTACATCAATACAGCAAAAGGGTGCAGAAGATTTAGCAATTCTTAAAGCAGATTTTATTGCTAAGCTTGCTCAAAAAACAGATGCTGACGGAAACCCAATCATCAATCCAATAAGTGGTCAAATTGAACCGACTGATTGGTATAATGATTACCTAGATTCAGATGGATCTAAAACTAACAGAGTAATTGTTGGTCTTGGAAAGATTCTTACAAATGATAAGTTTATTAAAACCAATAAGAATAACCCAACTTGGAAGTCAGTATCTGCCTACTTAGATGTACGTAAGGCTATTGCTACAGAACTTGCAGGTCGTAAAGTTAAGTCAATCAATGCTAAGGCTAATACTGATTTGCGATTTTTGTATGATGGAGTTGTTAATAAACTCAAGCAAGATGACAAACTAGGGTTTGCTTATATATATGACCGCTTCTTGTCACAAGACCTTATATACGATAAGTATTTAACACCAAAGGAAGAGAGTAACTAGTGGCGTATTCAGAAGAAACGAAAGCTGCTCTTAGAAAAGCAGGTTATTCAGATGAAGAAATTGCCAAGAAAGAAGCAGAAGCCGCCGCTCTTGCTGGTAGTTCATCTGGCCCAACTGGTCCAGTTGCACCAAAGGTAACTTCAACTAGATACCCATCTATTTCTAGCCCTACTCAGGCAACACAACTTATCAACAAGGTATTTCAAGATGTATTAAAGCGTGATGCTACTGCTGCTGAAATGAAGAAGTTTAAGCCATTACTTAAAGCAGCACAGGAAAAGAACGCCTCTACTCAAACATATACTGTTAAAGGTACTGTTGGCACTCAGGCAACTACAGGTGGGCTAGATGCTGATACCTGGTTATTGCTTCAACTCCAAGGCGATCCTGCATACAAGGCAGAGCTTGACAAAGTTAAGTTTACTGATCCTTACCTATTTCAACGTCAGTCAGATAAGAAGTTATACGAAGATGCTATTGCTGCAGCAGGTAACGACGCTGCCAAGTTAGCAGAAGTAGAAGCAACTACGACTTATGGACGAGGACTCAAAGATCTTAGGGATGCTATTGAAACAGCACGCCTTGCATCTGGTGCAGAACTTACAGATATTGAAATTAATGACCTTGCACAAGAGGCATACGATAAGGGTCTTGATAGAGAACGCAATTCTTTTAACGCATTCCTTGATAGTAAGTTTAAGTTCAGCGCTACAGGAGCCAAGGGCAAAGCAGGCGAGCAACTAGCAGATCTGCAAGCAGTCGCAGCAGCTAACGGACTAGACTTACAAAAGGCTTTTGGTACACAACTACCTAGTTGGTTTGCAGCCATTAATAAGGGTGAATCTATTGATACATACAAGAAGATGATCCGTGATGTAGCCAAGATTGGTATGCCACAGAACATTGCATCTATGCTTGATAATGGTGTTGACTTAGATGCTATCTATTCACCATACAAAAACGTTATGGCATCTGTATTAGAGATTAACCCACAGTCAATCACTCTTAATGACCCATTATTGCGTAGTGCAATTACTGGTGAGAAAGAACTTCCTATCTACGAATTCCAGCGTCAACTCCGTAAGGACTCTCGCTGGCAGTACACCAATCAGGCTAAAGAAGAAGTATCTGATGTAGCACTTAAAGTCCTTCGTGACTTTGGATTCCAGGGGTAAACAATGGCAGATGTAAATTCGGCATTAAGAAAGTTACAATCCGGTCAAACATTAACACCTGAAGAACGAAAAGTATTAGGTATGTCTCCAGCAAATGATATGGCAAATACTCAGATGACCTCTAGTGGTACTCCACCTAAAGGTCCAACAGGACCTACTAGCCCTATTTTTGGTGATCCTAATGCTAGCCCTGCTGGAATACCTACAGGCACACCTACAGGAACACCAACTGGTACTCCTGCTGAAGCAACAATTTACACAGCTCCAGATGGAAAAATTTTTACAGATATTAATGCTTACAATACATACATAAAGACAACTAGAGGTCAGTCTGCTTATGACCTACTATTTGACCGATTTAACGAATATGGAATGGGCGCCCTAGTAGAGCCACTTAAGGGTTTTATTCAAGATGGATTATCTTCGTCAGAGTTTACTCTCCGCTTACGCGATACAGATGCCTACAAGAAGCGCTTTGCTGCTAACGCACAACGCATTGCTAAGGGATTATCTGCTCTTAGTGAGTCTCAGTACATTGACCTTGAAGACCAGTATCAGAACATTATGCGTAACTACGGACTTCCTGCTTCTTACTATACACGTGGAGATATGGGTCGCCAAGAAGGTTTTGAAAAGTTCCTTGCTAATGATGTATCTGCAACAGAACTAGAAGACAGAATTATGACAGCACAGTCTCGTGTTACAAACGCTAACCCAGAAGTACTTGCTGCACTTAAGCAGTTCTATCCAGGCATTGGCGATGGAGATATCCTTGCCTATACATTAGACCCTGAGAAGGCGCTAACAGATATTAAGCGCAAGGTAACTGCTGCTGAGATCGGTGGAGCTGCTCTTCAAGCGGGACTCAAGACTGGTATGGCACGTGCTGAGCAACTCGGACAATATGGAGTTGACAAAGCCGCAGCAGAAAAAGGATTTGGCACTATTGCTGGTGGCCTAGAACGTGGCTCACAATTAGCATCTATGTATGGAGAAAGTCCATATACACAGACAACAGCAGAAGAAGAAATTTTCAACCTACAAGGCGCTCAAGAATCACGCAAGAAACGCCAGAAGGTTACCGGTCTTGAACAAGCCACATTTGGTGGAAAGACTGGAGTAACATCTGGAGCACTAGCACGAGATCGTGCTGGCGCTTACTAAATAAAAAGCCTGCCACTAGAACGACTGGCCTAGTGGAGCGACAATAAACCAGTAGTAGGAGCCACATAACCCGCCCCAAGGATATGTGAGGCCTGCGCCAACAACTAATAGGGAGAAGGACCACTATGTCCAATTACGACTACGAGGATGAAGACGACATCACAACAGATGATTCGCCTAACGACCTAGTAAAGCAACTACGCAGAGCAGCTAAGCAGAAGGACAAAGAACTCAATGAGCTTAAGGCTCAGTTCGAAGGCCTAAACAAAGCGCAACGCGAAAGAGCAATCAAGGATGCCCTCGCAGCTCGCGGGGTAAACAGCAAAATTGCTTCATTTATCCCACAGGATATAGACCCAACTGAAGAGTCTGTATCTAAATGGCTTGAAGACTATGCCGATGTTTTCGGTATTGAAACAAGCCAAACCCAGGCAACACCTAATATCAATCCAGCCGATGCTGCAGCATATAAGCGTATGACAAACTCCGCCGACTCTGGTGCTTCACCAGAACATAACGGAGACATTATGCAAAAACTAATGAATGCAAATAGCAAGGAAGAACTGGATGAAGTTATTAGATTGTCTGGACTCTAATTCGATCCTAACCAAGAAAGGCTAGACAACAATGGCAATTCCATCAGGTAGTCCAACCACCACGTCTAGCATCAGCAACCTCGTACAAGCAGCATACGATCAGTATGTAAGAATGGCGCTTCGCTCCATTCCTGTAATGCGCTCACTTGCAGATGTTAAGCCAGTACAACAGGCTATGCCAGGATCATCAGTTGTTTTCTCAATCTATTCAGATTTGGCTCAGGCTACATCTACATTGACAGAAACTTCAGATGTATCAAGCATTGCACTAGGTAACCCATCACAGGTTACAGTAACACTGAACGAATACGGTTCAGCAGTTACAACAACAAAGAAGCTAAACCTAACTTCTTTCAACGACGTTGATTCAGCTCTTGCTGACATCATCGCGTACAACGCAGCAGACTCTATTGACAACGTAGTAGGTCAGGTCCTCTCAGCAGGAACTAACGTGATCTACTCAAACGGTCCTTCAGGAACTGCTCCAACTGCATCATCAGGAGTTCTACCAGTAGACACAATGACAGTTGCAGACATCCGCAACGCTGTTGTATCACTACGCACAAACAAGGCATTGCCTCGTATGGGTGAACTATATGCTGCATACCTACACCCACGTCAGTCAGCCGATCTTCGCGCTGAAACTGGTACAGGTGGATTCCAGGAACTAACAAAGTACGTTGAGCGTACACCGTTCGTTGCTGGTGCAGTAGGCGTTATCGAAGGCGCTTTCATCGTTGAGACACCACGTGTCCTAAACGGTCTAAAGCTCTCAACAGGTATCACACCTACAGTGTCAATCACTAACAGTGCTTTGACATCAAACGTTGCAACAATTACTACAGCAGTTGCTCACGGTCTTGGCGTAGGCCAGGTTGTGACAGTTGCTTGTACAACTGCAACAACACTTAATGGTACATTTACAATCGCATCTGTACCATCAACAACAACATTTACCTATGCACTGACAGCAACTAACGTTACTTCAGCAGCAGACACAGGTACTGTTACATTCACCAACAACTACCGCGCAATCGTCGCTGGTCGTGAAGCATTGGCTGAAGCACAGGCTGCAGACATCTCAACCGTTATCGGTCCAGAGATTGACGCGCTACGTCGTTTCCGCACAATCGGTTGGTACTACTTCGGAGGCTTTGCACGCCTTCGTGAAGCTGCGCTCTATCGCATTGAGTCAGCCGCAACAAACGGATAATTCCGCTAGTGCAACGGCAGGGGTGGGGTCAAACCCATCCCTGTCACTTAGGAAAGGTTGGATATGCCATATACATTAATGACACCCTACGTGTGGCAAACTTGGGGCGCAGACTATACAGAGTTTACTCCGTACTCACGCCTTGCAGGTCGTCGCTTTAACGGTGGAACTAGCAGTGGAGCTATTGCTCCTAGTATGACAGATATCCCACGCGGTCAAACTTTAATCGTTAATGGAACTACAGTAACTTTAACTTTAACTCCAAGCCAAGATGATCTAGCAGCAGCTAGTTATTACTTCCTTGGTGGTCACGAATACGAGATTAGCGATTACCAAGCAGGGGTGCTTACCGCTGCCGGATATGGAAGTTGGTTAACTCCAGTATGAGTTTACATAGACGCAC